TTAAAAGGAATTTATGGCATCTAGTTATTCTACAGACCTCAAACTTGAGCTAATGGTAACAGGGGAAAACTCTGGAACTTGGGGCGATAAAACAAATACAAATTTAAATTTAATACAACAAGCAGTCGCTGGATATCAATCTATAGCACTTACATCTACAAATACAACTTTGTCTATGACTAATGCTACAATATCTAATGCAAGAAATGCTGTTATAGAATTTACTGGAACACTTGCTGCTAATGCAACTGTTTATATCGAGTCTGGAATTGAAAAAACATACACAATTAAAAATAGTACAACAGGTGCATTTACATTAGCACTAAATCAAGTTGGGGGATCTTCAGTAATTTGGGGAACAACTGAAAAAAATATTAAAGGTGTTTATTTAGATGGAACAAATGCAAATACAATTGATCTTAGCACATTGGGTGGAGCAATTAACTCAAGTGCTTCTTTAGCAGATTTTGTTGTTGGCCCAAATGAATTAGATACAGCTTCTGTTACATCAGTTAAGATTGCTTCTAGTGCAGTTACATCAACTAAAATTGCATCGTTCGCAGTTACATCAGGAGCTTTAGATACAGCATCAGTTACATCAGTTAAAATTGCAGCAGCAGCTGTAGGACCTACTCAATTAGCAAATACAAATGTTACTGCAGGATCTTATACAGCAGCGTCTATTACTGTTGATGCTCAAGGTAGAATTACTGCTGCATCTTCTGGAGCAGGATCTACAAGAACTGGTTTTGAATTAAAACAAGCAACTACTGGACCTGCTAGTGGTACATATACAGCTAATGCTAATGCATTGAGGATCGTTGCTTACCTGGGTGCGGGCGGTGGAGGTGGAAATGGAGTTGATTCAGGTGGACAACAGGGTGGAGCTGGAATTTATTATAAAACTATAACTCAACCTTTTTCTCAACCCTATTCTGTAGGGGCGGGTGGACAAGGAAATCCTGGTTCACCGGGTCCAACAGGTGGAGCTACAAATATAGCAAACGTTGGAACTGTTAATGGAGGAGGGGGTATAAATGGTTCTTCAGGAACTGCCCCTGGAGCAAGTTTTGATATTACAAATTCTAGATTAAGGATTGCATTTGTAGGAAATTCTGGTCCTGGCGGATCAGTGTGGAACGGTGGAGATGGTGTACTTCAAATTTGGGAAAACATAAATACTTAAAATTATGGCTTATTACATTTTATTTAATCAATACGGACAAGTTTATAAGATAGCTGATTCAGATCAAGAAAAAGATATTTTATCACAAAATTTATCTGCTGCAAATATTGCAACAACTACTGAAAATATTTTTAATAGTTTAAAATTTGAAACTTTATCTGCGGAATACATAAATGGAAATGTGGTAACAAATTCCATGACTCCGTTTATAAACAATAATCAAGCTTTTACACAAATATTAAACAGTCAAAAAAATTCTGTTGATGCATTTTTAACAAATAATCCTTCTAGCCCATTATTTAGCAAATGGAATTCTTATAGATCAATTTTAAATACAATTAATTCTAATGGTGTTAATTTTCCTTTAAATGAAAACATGGCATCTTTTATAACAAATAAAGGAAATACCGTTCCTTCTATATTTGAATTACCATAAAAATACTTTACTTGTAAAAATATTTGTGTATAAATATACAAATAATGTTTAAAGAAATACTAGAAGAATTTTGTGATATACCTATAATCATTGAAAAAATAATAGAATTTTCAGCTCCTCAACTTTATCTAGATCTTAAAGATAAAGAAACATACCCTGCACCTGCAAAATTAAATTTACCAGAATGGTATAAAAAATTAGAACATACTCCTCCAAACAGAACTGTAAAAGGTTGCATGCCTTTTTTAGATACACTTATTTCAGGTTATATATTAAAAATGCCTATAGATTTTTATATCGAACATAATGTAAAAAAAAAAGATTCAGAGGAAAAAGACTGTACTCAATATGCAGGAACTTTTGATTTTTCTGAATATTATTCAAACAGTCTTATAAATATAAATTATAGAGCAGAATTTCATTCTCCGTACCAATTAGAAGGATCTCCATTAATCAATAAAAATTCTTCTTTAGCAATTCATAAAATAATAAACCCTTGGAAAATAAAAACTCCAAAAGGATATTCTTGTTTATTTGTTCCACCTTTAAATAATACAGATGATAGGTTTTCAATTATTCCTGGAATTGTTGATACAGATGTTTTTGAACAAGAAATAAATTTTCCAATAATTATTAATGGAGATAAATACCCGGTGTTAGAAACAACAATTAAAAAAGGAACTCCTTATGTTCAAATTATTCCATTTAAAAGAGATTCTTGGAAAATGAAAATTAAACCTCACGAAATAAAAGATAAAATTAATAATACATTAAAATATGGTTTAAATTTTTTTAGAAAATATCAAAATAATTTTTGGATAAAAAAATCATGGAAATAAATAATTTTGTAAGGATATACGAAAATTTATTAACTGATTCTACTTTAAATAGTTTATTAAAATATTCAGTGAATAGAGCTATTTATACACAAGGGGGTGTAGTAGAAGAAAATGGAACTGCTTTAAATACGACTATACGAAAAACTCAAGTACATAGTTTAAATAATAATAGTTTAAGTTTATCCAACGTACATTGGGGGAATTTACTTTCTGCTTTCTTTTTAAGAATAATAAAGGATTACACTACATTTTATGACTGTCCTATAAAAGGAATAATAGATATATCTATTTTAAAATATGAAGATTGTGGTTTTTATGATTGGCACACGGATCACTGTGCAGCTATTCCAAGGACATTAAGTTTAATTTTAATGATTAATGATAATTATGATGGAGGTGATCTTTGTTTTAAACATCCTGATAATACAAATGAACATACAGTAAAACCAAAGGCAAATAGACTAATAGTGTGGCCTAGTAATTTTATTTATCCTCATACAGTTAAACCAGTAACGAAAGGAACAAGGTATTCAGTAGTTGCATGGGCACTTTAAAAAAAGATTTTAAATATAAAATTATTAAAAATTTTTTAACAACAGATGAAATTAAATTAATAAAAGAATATTGTATTATTAAACATAGAAATAATAAAACAAATTTTGATTTCGGTTTATTTTTAAGTGAAGGACAAAACAAACAAGCCGTTAAAAACGGAGATAGTTTTTTTGATTACGATCCCTTAACTGAATCTTTATTAATGCATAAATTAAGTTTAATGGAAAAAGAAACTAATTTAAAATTATTCCCAACGTATTCTTTTTGGAGAATGTATACATACGATGCTGATTTAAAAAAACATAAAGATAGACCATCTTGTGAAGTAAGTGTCACAGTTCAAGTTGGATCCGATGGAACTAAATGGCCTATTTATATTGATGGAAATAAAATAGAATTAGAAGATGGAGATGCGGCATTATATTTAGGTTGTGAATTAGAACATTGGAGAGAAACTTTTGAAGGCGATTGGCAAGCTCAAATTTTTATGCACTACATTGATATAGAGGGTCCTTATTATGAGTGGAGAGGAGATAAGAGAAGATTTTTGGGAGAAATTAAATTATGATTTTTAAACAATATGAAAATGGTTCTTGCGATATAGAATTTTCAAAAGAAGAAATTAAAATAATAAATGAAAAAAATAAAATTCATTTAAGTGATGAAATGTTAAGACATTTTGGTAATAAGTTAGTTGGAATAGTTGCGGATTGGAATTTTAAATTTAAAAAAGAAATATCTGAAAAATTAACTTATCCAAATACAGAAATAAAAGGTGAATAATTTATTATCTTTACATTTTTCTCACGATGGTTCTGCAACTTATGTAAAAAATGATAAGGTTGTTTTTCACACTCAATTAGATAGGTATAACAAATATAAACATGCTTCTTTGCCATCTAAAAAAATAACAGACATATTATTAAATTTAGAATTCGATAAATTACTAATAACTCAAATACCTTCTAGATCTACAGATGAATGGTTTGGCATGTGGAAAACAAACACCTCATGGCTTAATAAACTTAAAAAAATAGAAATAATTAATTTTGAATTAAAAGAACATCATTTATTCCATGCTTTTTGTGCTTTAGCTTGGAAAAAAAATATTGAAAATATATTAGTTTGTGATGGCCAAGGTATTTTAAAAAATAATATTATAGAATCAGAATCTATTTATAAATTTAATAAAGAAAATTTATATCACAGTTTAACAGAAAATAATAATATTGGTTTTAAATATCAATCGGCTTCCGAATCTTTTTATGGTATTCCTTACCAAGAAGGTAAATTAATGGCTTATTCTTTGCATAATTTTTTTGCAAAAAAAACCCAAGAAGAACTAGAAAATAATATGTTAAATTTCATTGAAAAAAATAATATAAAAGAAAATATTTTATTTACAGGGGGAGTTGCCCAAAATGTTAAATTTAATAGTTTATTATTAGATTGTTTTGATAATGTTTTTTGTGATCCTTTTAATGGAGATTTTGGTATAAGTTTAGGTTCTGCTAATTATGTATTAAAAAATAAATTAACAATAGAAAATATTTATTTAGGAATACCTCAAAAATTAAACCTTGAAAATTTTTATAATTATAAAATAGTAGATACATCCTATGAAGAAGTTTCTAAAATATTACTTGAAGAACCTGTTGCTATATTTCAATCAAGAAGTGAACAAGGACAAAGAGGATTAGGCAATAGGTCTTTACTAATGAGTCCTTTACATCAAGAAGCTCAAGGAAAATTAAATAATATTAAAAAAAGAGAATGGTATAGACCATTTGCATGTTCTATTCTTCAAGAAGAAGTTAAAAAATGGTTTGATATGAAAAATAAAGAAGAATCTCCATACATGATGTATTTATTTAAACTTTTAGATAATAAGATAAATATACTGAAATCAGGAATAGCAATAGACAATACATCTAGAGTTCAAACTGTTAAGAAATCAAACAATGAACATTTTTATAATTTATTAAAATCTTTTAATAAATTGACCAACGTGCCTATTTTAATTAATACTAGTTTAAATTTACCGGGGGAAGTGTTAGTTGAAACAATAGATGATTTGTTGTATTTTATAAACAACAGCAAATTAAAATATATTTATTTACCAGAAATACAAAAATTAATAATAAAAAATGTACATTGAAGATAAAAATTTTCTAACCCAAGAAGAAAAAGATGTATTAGGAATAATGTTAGAAGAAAGTTTTCCTTTTTATTGGTATAAAGAACAAATAGTAAATGACAATAGACCTTTTTTAGGCCATACGCTTTGGGATAGAAATTCTAATTTACCTTGCTCCAATTTTTGTGATTTTATTGAAAATATTGTAAAAAAATTTTGCATAAAAAACAATATAGAATTTAAAAAAATACTTAGAGGAAGTGTTAATTTATCTTTTCCTTTAAATGAAGAGGATTACAAACCAGCAGCCGTTCATCAAGATTATGATTTTGATCATACTCAAATGCTTATATATTTAAATAATTCTGATGGGGATACCGTACTTTATGATAAAGAAACAAAGAAAATAACGAATAGAATTACTCCAGAAAAATTTAAAGTGATTTGTTTTAATAATGTTCCTCACATTGGTTTAGGTCCCACTAAAAGTAGTAGGAGAGTAGTAATTGTAATTTGTTTTAATTAATGAAAAAAAATAGAATTATTGTTGTTGGAGGAGGGAGTGCTGGATTAATAGCAGCAACTTATTTAAAAAAATATTGGGGAGAGCATATTCAATTAACTTTAATTTACGATCATTCTAAACCAGGGATAGGAGTAGGAGAAAGTTTAACCCCTATTATTTATAAATATTTAGATTACATAGGGGTTACAAGAGATGATATAGTAAAAAATGTTCACGGGACAGTTAAATTAGGTTTAAAATTTAAAAATTGGTTAAATGATGGAAATTATTTTTATCATAATTTTTTAGAATTTGATGCTAGTTATTATAACTATGCTGCTGGTTACGATATTATTAATAAAATATATGATAATGATACCACCTACGGTAATTATTATTTTGAAAATAATTTAATACCTAAAGACCCTAAAGCAACACAATCTTTGCATTTTGATGCTGTTTTACTAAGTAAATATTTAGAAGAGAGATTTAAAAACGATTTAGAAATAATTGATGATGAAGTTGTTAAAGTTAATGTAACAAATAATAATGAAATTGATAATTTAATATTAAAAAATAAAGGAATTATAAAAGGAGATTTTTATATTGATGCTTCTGGATTTCAATCCGTATTGTTTAAAAATTTAAAAAACAATTGGGTAGATAGAAGTAAATGGCTTCCGTTAAATAAATGTATTCCGAATCCAGCTAAATATGATTTTGTAGAACAGCCCGTATACACAACATCTGAAGCAAGTGAACAAGGGTGGATATTACAGGTTCCTTTATCTAATAGATGGGGAGCAGGATATCTATATTGTTCTGATTTTATTACAGATGAAAAAGCATTTGAAAATTTTTCATTGTTTGTAGAAAAAACTTATAATCAAAAATTAACAAACACAAGTAAGGTCTTAAGTTTTAAAAGTGGGTTTTGGGAAAATCAATGGGTAGGAAATTGTATTGCTGTTGGTCTTTCAAGTGGATTTTCGGAACCATTAGAAGCCACTAACATACATCATACAGTTATGCAGGTAATGAAATTTGCTCAATTGTATAATTTTAAATGTTATGAATTTGATAGAAGAAATTATAATAGATTAATGAAAGATACTTATGAAAACATATATTTATATTTAAGATTTTGTTACACCACAAATAGAACCGATTCTGAATTTTGGAGATATATGACTAATAATATTCCAGAAGAAGTAAAGTATCTAGACGAAAAAATTAAAACCGATTTACTTTCACACGAGTCTTTAAATGGAGAAGTTTTTAATTATGGTAATTTTACAAGGGTGGCTTATGGTTTAAAAAAAATAAAAGAAGAATGTTATAGAGATGGTTTAATTCTTAGAAAAGCTTTAGATGTAGGTAAAATTGAATCTGATTATTACAAAAAACAAAGAACAGTTAATCTCTCACTTGCTTTAAACCATAAAAAGTATATAAACAGTATATTAAATAATAAAGGATAAAGAATGACAGTATATCAAATGTTGTTTGCTTGCTTAAGCACCGTAGTATTAATTTTTTTAGTTTATAGACATACGGGTTTTAAAGAAATTAGGGATTGTTATAGTATGTGGTTTACCAAAGAATATTGGACAAATTATAATACGGTTGAGTTTATAAGTTGGATTGCAAAAGCTATTATAATTATTCCAGGGTTAATATTTAAAATACAATTGTGGTGGTTATTTTTTTTAACATTATTAACTAGTTTAACTTTAATATGGGCATCAAATAAAAAATTATTACCTACATTAGTTGGTTTTAATACATTATGGGTTTGGTTGTCCTGTATGGTTTTAGCTCAAAACCTAATAAAGTAACTCCTTATTGTTAAATATATAGATATGAGGTATAAGAACCCTTATGCCTTTAAAAATATCTATAATCTTTTAGCTATATTCAATTGGTGGTATAATAATCATAAATATGCCATTAAAGAAGATACCTTTACAACCAGGCTTCAATAAACAAGCAACTGCCTCACAGGCTGAGGGCCAATGGATTGATGGTGATAATGTTCGTTTTCGCTACGGTTCTCCTGAAAAAATAGGCGGTTGGGAACAGATTACATCTAAACTAATGGTAGGGGCAGTTAGGGCTCAATGGTCGTGGACCGATTTGACTGGCAGACGATACGCAGCTCTTGGTACCAATAAATGTTTATATGTTTATGATGCGGATAGTTTATATGATATTACACCTTTAGATACTTCAAGAAATTTAACAGCCTGTACTTATACATCTACAACAGGTTCAAAAACGGTTACTATAACTAAATCAGGACATGGTTTACTTCCTGGTGAATTATTTATTTTTACATCTGCCACAACTCCTGGAAGTCCTACAACTAGTTTTACATCAGCAGATTTTACAACAAATGCATTTGAAGTTCAGACTGCTCCTACTATAAATACATTTACAATTACGATGCCAGTCACTGAAACTGGTACAGGAGTTACGACTGGAGGAACTTTAGCAATAAGTCCTTATTATATAGTTGGACCACTAACTTCTACTGTTGGTTATGGTTGGGGAGCAGGTGCTTGGGGAACATCTACGTGGGGAACACCAAGAACAACTTCTAATGCAACTATTGAAGCTGGTAATTGGTCATTAGATAATTTTGGTGAATTATTAATAGCTACAATTAAAAATGGTAGTACATTTAAATGGAATCCAAGTGCAGGAACAGGAGTAAATACCAGAGCATCGTTAGTTCCAAATAATCCAACAACTTCTATTATGACTATTGTATCAGATAGAGATAGACATTTGTTACATTTAGGAACAGAAACAGTTATTGGAGTATCTTCTTCTCAAGATCCAATGTTTATAAGATTTTCTGATCAAGAAGATATTGAAGTATATGAACCAACATCTACAAATACAGCAGGTACATTTAGATTAGATGATGGAACAACTATTATTGGAGCTGTAAGAGCAAAAGATTATATTTTAGTTTTAACAGATACAGCAGCTTATAGTATTCAATTTGTAGGTGCTCCATTTACATTTAGTATTAGAAAAGTAGGTTCTAATTGTGGATGTATTGGTCAACATGCTATGGCGTTCGTTAATGGAGCAGTTTGGTGGATGGGTGATTCTGGTGGATTTAATATGTATGATGGTACAGTTAAAGATGTTGATTCTTTAGTTGAAGACTTTGTATTTACTACTAAAGGAACAGATAACTTAGGTATTAATTTTTCAGCAGGGGATATTATTTATGCTGGATTAAATACATTATTTACAGAGATAAGTTGGTTTTATCCAAAAGCGGGATCTACACAAATTGATAGAGTAACTACTGTTAATTATGCAGACATGGTTTGGACAACAGGTTCGTTAGCTAGAACTACTTGGGAAGATTCTAAAGTATTTAAGTTTCCATATGCAACTGAATATGATGCAGCAGCAACTCCAACAGTTCCTACAATTAATGGAGTAAGTTTAGGAGCTTCGTATTATTTTGCACAAGATAAAGGTAAGAATGAAATTTTAAATTTAACAACAACTAATATAACTAGTTTAGCAATAGCTGCTTATGTCAGATCTGGAGACTTTGATTTAGATGCAGATGGAGATGGACAATACTTTTTAAAGATTAGAAGATTTATACCTGATTTTAAAAATTTAGAAGGATCCGCTGATGTAACATTATATTTAAGAGCATATCCAGCAGATACTACAACTGCAAAAGGAGAGACTTCTATTGGACCATTTACAATAACTACATCTACTGATAAGGTAGACACTCGTGCTAGAGCAAGATTAGCATCTATTAAAATAGAAAATAATGCTTTAGACGATAACTGGAGATATGGAATATTTAGAGTAGATATTCAACCAGACGGAATGGGCGGAAGTACACCACAAAGTTAATATGGCAAAGATTGATTATTTTATACCAGAACCAACAGAAGAATTTTCTCCAGACAATCAGAGACAAGTTCTACAGGCACTTGCTACGCTTAGACAACAATTAAATACAACTTATCAACAAGATTTAAACGAAGACCTACAAACTTTTAACTGGTTTTTATTTGGAAGCGGAGCAGAATGACAATAGAATATAAAAGCGACATTTACAGATTATCTACAACAAATTTAACAACCACTCTTACAGTTAATGCAACCACAAGATTTATTGTAAAAGAAATAAGCGTTTCAAATACACATAATAATACTGTGGATTGTAATTTTTATTTAAACACGCCTAATGGAAGTGCTATATTTTATCATACAAAAATACCTGCAGATTCTCACGATAACGCAGTACATAATTCATTAGTATTAGAAGAAAATGATTATTTAACATTTCAAGTGGCAGTGGCTAATGTTATATCTGGACAAATTTCTTATGCCGTGTTAAGTAGAAAAAATCAAAATGGCTAGAAAAGTAAGTAATGGATCAGGTGCTTTTATTAAGCATACTAATAAAAAAAGACCTGGAAGACATTCAAAAAGTCCAAATAAAAGAAATGATCGTAAAGAATATCGTGGACAAGGAAGACGTTAATAGTATATAATAATAGTTTATGAAAACCACAATAATTAATGGAGTAGAAGTTCCAATTGTACCAGCCAAAGCAGTTGAGATTATTACAA